AGCGCCAGCCCGATCTGGCCCAGGTGCGACTGCAGCGCGGTCTGCGGCTGCTTCAGGGTTCCGATGGCCCCGAGGATCTGATCCTCGGTGGCATCATCGGCAAGGCCCAGGGCCTTGGCGACGGCAGGGGTCATGGAGGTCTCCATATGCAGGGAAGTGAGGCCCCGGAAATTGGGCCGGTTGGTCAGCGAGGCGCGGGCGATGGCGAGGATGCGTTTGGCGCCGTCATGGATCACCGCCGGGCTGATCCCGAGATAGGCCCGGTCGGCCACCAGGGCGCGGCCGGTCTCGGTCCAGTCCACCCGGCCCCAGATGCCGTCGGCGCGCGCCTGCAGCTCGACGACATAGCCCCGGGCGGGCGAGGCCTCGCCACGCGGGGCGGCGAGGTCGATGGCATGGTTCTCGTCGATCGGGAGCTTCCCCGTCGAGGCGGCAATCACCGCCTGCGGATCAACAAGCCGATAGGGACCGCGCGCATCGGCGGTCAGGATCTCCGCCCCGGCCGGGATCAGATGGATCCAGTCAGGGGCACCGCCCTCCGGCAGCGACGTGGATTGAAGCGAGATGATCTGCGGGTTCGACATGAACCCAACATCCCCCGCCAGCCAAAACCAAAACATCCGCAACGGTGTGCGGATGTCTGGGGGTCAGGGGGGAGTGTGGGGCGTGAAGGGCGGTGAAGCGCCTGAAGCCGGCGCAACAAATCTGTCGTGTAAATCCCAGATTATCCGGAATTTACACGGTCCGCAGCATTCAGTACGCCCTACCAGTATAGCGAGCGTACGCAAATTTGGCTCTACTTTTCGTCGTCGGTGCTGCTATCCCGCACACTGGACGCAAATATGCTTGGAGCTGCTTGTGCCGGAGAGACAAGGACGGGCCACCAGAAGGGGCAATCGCGCCAACCGTCTTCCACTCGCCCTTCTTGACCAAGAAGCGCAAGTATCGGCAACCCCCCGCCCAGCGAGCGAAACGCGGCACGCTCCTGGTATGACAATGGCGCATCGGAGTACCGGCCGCTGGCCCGCCGCCGGGCAATCGTTCTGCCCTTGGGTGCTATGATCCAGCAGTCGCCCCGCTCCCCAGCCGGTGACACGATCTTAGAGAAATACTCGACGGCAGCACGGCATGCTTCCCAATCGAACGAATAGCCGTCCTCGAACTCGAACGCCTCTTCTATCAAGTCGAGTATCTGCACTGCAGTCTTACACTTGAACTTGATCGGCTGGTTGGAATCTACGGCGTCAGCAGGCACCAGCGCATCGACCTTTGACATTATCTTCACAAGGGAAGTTTTCGCTTTAGTCTGGAATCCTACGGGCAACAGCGCGCCATTAGGTCTCAATGAAACGATGTCGGACACGAGAATCTTACTGGGTGCGCAAGGGATGACCCGGTTGCTCAGGTCGCGCATAACGAACGCAACGCCTCGGTCGTGAGCCCCTGTTTCAAACGCATGACGTAGGGCAGAGTCAAATTCGTGGACCGACTTAAGCGCATTGTAGTTACCTGCGGTAGTATAGAACCTGCTAACGGCAAGGTCTTCCCGTGGGCGATTTCCATACATGCGCGCATGCTGAAGCACCGTGTCTTGCTGCATTTTTTTCGGCGAGCGGCCATAAAAAAATCCTAACAGATTGGGCACAGTAATGCCCCGGTCTAGAATTTGCCCGCCGATGAACACATTAAAAGGGGTTCGCAGGCGCAGTTCTGCATTCTCGTCCAATAGGGCCTGAACGTCGTTGTCAGAGTTGACCTTTTCAGTGACTACTCCGCTTTTTACGAATGCATCCTTAACAAGACCGGCGATGGCGTCGTGATCTGGCATGTTATAGTTTCCAGCACTTATCGAGCGCTCAAGGTCATCGATGGATCGTCTTACCAGCTCACCGAAGGTCGGGTCTCCAGCCATCGCTGCCTTCGACATCCCGGAGATTATCTCTTGCGCAACCGTATGTTGCCACGCGTGCGATGCACGCGCCGTCTCTACATGGACGATCATTGAGTAGCGTTGCAATTTCTTGCCGGTTTGCCTTTGTTGGAGCCGACGGATAGAGGCAGCCGTCACGAAGGTCACCAGCGCATGACGCAATGTTTCAGTCCGCTTTGAGGTCAGCGCTTCGTCGCTGCGGACTCTGCGGCGATCTTCTTTCTTTAGCGCTGTCAATTCGTCTTCGGCCACAGGGTGCCACAAATAAAATTCTGGATGGCTTTCATCGTGATCGCCAAAATAATGGTCGCCGCCAACATATCCACCGTGAATAGGCACAAGTTGGGTGAAGGCAGGCCGCTTGGGTTCAAACCTGAAGTTTTGGTCCGGTGTTGTCTCGTATTCCTCCGGCTGGAGGTAGAGTGAGTAGGGCGTTGCGGTTACTTGCAGCACAGCGGGATTAGTTAGTTCGCGACGAAGCTCGTCGATTCTGTCGGCGATCCGCCCCTGCTCTATTTCTTTCGTCCCCTTCTTCTTGCTGAAGCGGATCGAGGCGAAATCAGCTTCATCATCAACGATTAGAACGCGTTTTCCCGCCAGCGCGCGGTGCGTCTCTGAGAATAGATTCACCAGCCGCCGCATGTTGTTAGCCTCTTTCTTGGCTACGAAAATCAGCTTGTGGTTGTCGATTTCCCAAGAAGTTAGGTTGGGCACGGTCATGATGTCATAGACCGCCATTTCTTCTGCGTCACGAAATTCGCGATACTCGTTGGCGATGCGGTTCACTGTTTGCTGTGCCAGAGTTTTGGTACCCTTGGTTAGGACCACAGCCACATCGAAACCTTCATCAAAGGCTGCAGCGATCACGCCTAGGAACGCGCGGGTCTTGCCCGATTGGATTTTGCCCAACAGCATACCGGGCCTGTTCCCGTCCGTGTGCGAAGATTGCAGTGCGGTGACGGTCCGCAGCACGCACTCTTCAAGCTCCAGCCCTTCTGGCGACCCGACTGCCGCACGCGAGGCTTTTAGCCGGTTGTAGAAATCTCCGTTCATCAGTATCCCTCTGTCCAATCCAAGTCCCAAATCCATGTCACTTTGACGCCGTTTTGAGTGAAAATCATAGACATTTTACAAGCTAATGGACTGTCGTGGCCTCTGCTGCGAACGACCACTTGGTCCGGCATCGCTGCCATCATGGCTGGGCTTTGCTGCAATGTCAGTTGAATGACGGCTTCTGGGGATGTGTCTACGCAGAATTGGTCGAGACCGACTGTCCGCTTTAGCCCGAATCACCCTCCCACCTGCGCTTCGAAGGCCTCACGGACGATATCGAGGATGTTGGAGCGGTCGGTGTCGGAGAGGCCGAGGAAAGGCCGGGCCGGGATGTCGCCCCAGGGCAGGGGATGGAAATAGTCACGGGAGGCGGGGCCGCCGTCTTTCTGCTTCGTCCGGCCCATGCGGGCGCCGAACTGGCCCTGTTTCGCGCCGAACTGCATGACCGCCGCCTGCAGGGCATTCGATCCGACCGAGACGAAGTCGGGGCCGGACCGGAAGTTGATGCCCCGTCGCATGTCCCCCTCCAGCCAGAGCGGATAGGGGCCGGGTTTCCCGCCCTTCTTCTCATAGGCTTTCAGGGTCGAGGCGGCGCGCGGGGCGAAGGGCGATCCGTCCGGGCTCTGGCCGATCAGCATCCGGTCCTGCGTGGATTGCACCAGCGCATCGCCGATCTGGCGCATCACCTGACTGAGGTCGGACAGCAGCGCCTGCAGCCCGGTCAGCGCCCGCTCGACCTCCGCATCCTTTATTTCAATCGTGAACATGACTATATTTGCCTTTCTGAGGTCGTGTGCCCGACCGGTAAGGGGGGTTTGCCGTCATTCGGCCGATCGATGTTGGTTCGACCCCAACCCGACCTCAGAGCCGCCCCTCCACAAGGATGACACCCCGCGCGACATCACTGCGCAGATGGTCGATATCAACCAGGCGGCCGGTCTGCATGGTGTTGAAGGTGGCCTTCGCCTTCTTCACCCAGCTGTTGATCTCGATGACCATCTTGGTGAATTGCCCCGGCACATCATAGACGAGCAGGAAGACCGGCTCGCCCGAGGTCTTGTCCAGCAGCACGGCCCTCGGATGCGTCAGCCGCCCCGGCATGCCCTTGTACCAGTCCAGATCCAGTGGCGCGGCCTTGGGCTGGCGCGGCACCGCGCGGGTCGAGGCGACGGTCACATGATCGGTGCCCCGGAAGGTGTGCTGCACATTCAGATCGGTCACCACGATCTCGGCGGTTTCCGGCGTCACGCCATGCCGGATCGCCGCATCGACCCAGCCCGGCTTCAGCGCGCCGATCACCATATGGCGGCCCTGGACAAATTGCCCGAGCGCCTGATCAACAAAGGCCGAGAAGGCCCGATCGAGATCCGCCCCCTTCACCGCAGGCCAGCTTTCGAACAGCCGCGCGCCAATCGGGGCCGGGAGGCGCGGCAGCTTGTCCTTCAGCGTCAGGATGGTCTCGGCAGTGCTGGCGCCCGGCGCGTAATCCCAGCCCTTCTGCAGCCCCTTCGGCAGGCCGGTGCGCGGGTCGGGCCGGTCCCAGTCCGGCGGCAGTTGCTTGCCCGGATCGCCGCCGACCCGGCGGATCCCGGCTTCGGTGTGCGCGCCGAACACCCGGCAGCCGCAGCCCCAGCCGTTCGGCGGGAAGAACTTCGCCCAGAACGGATGATCCGGCGGCAGCGCGAGGCCGTCCAGCGCCAGGTGATGCAGCCGGGGATGTTCGGCCCCGGAATGGCGATAGACCCAGTATTTGTACTTCCCGGCCAGCAGCTGCGCCCGCCGCCCCGCCGCATAGCTGGTCAGCAGGTTGGTCTGGTAGATCACCCGCGTGCGCCAGGCCTCGCCCTTCGCGCTGCCTTCGCCGGTCCAGCCGGTCCAGCCATGCCGGGCCACGATCTGGCGGAAGTCCTTGCGGAAGACCTCGAGCGAGGTGCCCTGCGAGATCGCCTTGTCGACCGCCGCCGCCAGATCTGCCAGCAGATCCGCCTTCAGCGCCCCGGCAACGACGAAGGCGCGATCATGCTGGTTATGGCGCAGGTCATCCCAGGCGCCGATGGGCAGCAGGTTGCCCAGCCGCAGCCGGAAGGCCGCCTGCTGTTCGGCAAAGAGCTGGTTGAAGCCGAAGCCGACCTCAGCCATCGCCGCGCCCGTCCGCATCCAGACGCCCGGCCAGATCGGCGGTCAGGAAGGCCTCCGCCATCAGCTGCGCCATGGCCTGCGCATCGAGGCCGGGGAAGCCCGCGAGCAGCATCTGCCGGAACTCCTCGATGCTGCCGGCGGCATTCATCATCAGCTCGATCTGGCCGATCATCCCGTCGATCACCGGCGGAGCGGCGCGGGCCAGCTGATCGGTCAGATCGGTGGCCGGATCGGTGGCCGCGCCGGGACCGCCAGAAATCGCCGCTGAGGGGCCTCGGGCCTGAAGGGCGGTCTCTCTTCCCGGGAGGGCCTGACCCCGTTTAATTTCGCCGGAAACCCGTTTAATTTTTGAAGTCCGGTCCTGACCCTCCGCTTGGCCTGCACCGTCGGGCAGATCTGGCGCCAAAACCGGCGCCGCCGCCCTCAGAAGCCGGGCGCCGGGCTTGGGTTCGGAGAAGCCGAAGCGGGCGCGGATCTCCGCCTCCTCGATCTCCATCCCCAGACGGACCATCTTGTCCACGGCCGTGGCCAGCGCGCTCAGATCCTCGGTCTTCGGGCGGCCGATCCGGATGCGCGGATAGCGCTTCTGCGGTCCGAGCTCGAGCTGGATCCACGGCCGGATCACATCGCGGTTGATGATCGCGGAAAGCGCGCTGGCATCGGCGCCCTCGATATCCTCCTGCACCAGCCGGTGCTCGCGCCCGACCGCATGGCCCCCGGCGATGGCATCGGGGGTCGCGGTCTGCCCCAGTACCGCCTTCGAGATCTGCTGGTCGAGGTGATTGACCCGCTTCTCGTAAAGATCGCCCGACTGGCCGATGGATTTCGACTCGATGAAGTCGATCGACATCGTGTCGGGGATCAGCGCCGCGCAATCCCCGGCGATATTGGCCACCGCCCGGAACAGCGTGGCCTTGTCCTGCTCGCTGGCCCCCGGCTGCCATTTGCCGACCCGCAGCGGCTGGCCATAGGTCTGGGTGAAGATCGCCCAGTCCCGCCCGGTGAAGGCCTTGAACATCCAGCCCCACATCGCAACCCGCGCCAGACCGGCGCGCAGCAGGATGCCGGATTTGGCCGGGATATCGGCAAAGACGAAGCGGAAGGCAGG